TCCAAAACGCTATTTCCCAATTACTAGAGTATCTAGAACCAGATGACAAAAAAATCTTTTATCTTCGCTGGGGAGAACATACTGGATATGACTGGATTCAAGTTTGGCACATCATGGAGAACGGAGAAACTGGGTACTTGTATAGACACAGCAAGCAAATTTACAGAAGACGCGAGGTCATTCTTGATACACTTTCAAATTTACTCTGTATGTAAAGTTGTCAAAAAAACATATAGCATTGACAAAAAGAATATGATAGATTGATACTATCCAAAGCACTGAGAAAATCTTAGTGCTTTATTATTTTGTGAAAGGAGAAAAGAACTATGAATATTGTTGAACCGTTAAGAGATAAGGATGATATCCAATCCATGAAGGACTATCTATCATCTTGGAACGAAAAGTATTACATGTTATTTCTTTTAGGAATCAATACAGGTTTTCGAGTTGGGGATATTCTCAAACTAAAGGTTAAAGATGTTCAAGGTTGGCACATTAAAGTTAGGGAGCAAAAGACAGGTAAATACAAGAGCATCAAAATGACAAGACCGCTCAAGAATGAATTGAGGGAATTTGTCAAAGATAAAGAACCACATGAGTATCTATTTCAGAGTCGTGTTGGAAAGAACAAGGCACTTAGCTATAAGACGGTTTACTGGTTTCTTAAAAGAGCTGCTGAAGACTTAGGCATTGACAATGTCGGTACTCATACTATGCGAAAAACATTTGGCTATCATTACTACAAGAAGTACAAGAACGTTGCAGACTTGATGTCATTATTCAATCATTCAAGTCCAGCAGTTACACTAATTTATATTTGTGTAAGGCAAGATGAACTTGATACCAAGATGAGTAATTTTAGCCTCTAATATTTTTTTGTTTTTTTCAACTATCTATAACGAGGGAGTTTCTAGTTTAAATTTTTAAAAGAGCCTGAGGTATTGCCAATACTAGTTTTTGGATGTGAAACAAAATTGGATAAAATATAAGATATAACTAATTCAACAGGGATATTTTACATAAATTCAAAACTCAAAAACAAATCTTGTCAAAAAAAGATATAGAATTGACAAAATGAATCTGATATATTTGTATCATGAAAAAATCCAGAAGTTGAAGGTACTGCATAGGCGATGGCTTATTTTAAAAATCCTAAACACTCTGACTGGTTCAGAGCTTGGCAGATTAAATTCTACAACTCGAAACCTTGGAGAACTCTGAGAAATAGAATCAGAAAAACAAAGCGTATGCGCTGCGATATGTGTGGACGTTTAATTCATGGCAAGAGCATTGTCGACCATATCATAGAGATAGATGAAACTAATTATCAAGATGAGTCTATTACTCTCAACGAAGATAATCTGCAATTACTTTGTCTCGAGTGTCATAATACAAAAACATTTCAAAGCAAAATAAATTTAAATTTAGAAAATCGGAATATTAATTTATTTTGATTTTTTTATTTTTTTGAATTTTTGATTTTTATCAGATCCCCCCTATTTTAAATTTTCACACACCTAAAATAATAACGGTGTCAATCCTCTTATATACCTCTCCCCCAAAAATGACGAAAATTGATACAAGAAAGGAGCATGATTTTGAAAATCAATGAAGTTTTAGAAAAGCTAGGAATAAGTCGTGCTACCCTAACCAGGTATCGAAAAAAACTAGGCATATTTGAAGAAACTCGGTCGAATATCACAAAAAGTCAGTTCAAAGAGTTAGAAAAACTGGCAAATCAACGACAAAAGTATACAAGAGAAGAACGTGTTGAACTATCTCGTAAGACTTTCAAGTTGATTCCAAAAGAAAAAATGCTTGAAATCAATGACAATGATTCAGTAGGTTTGAAAAATCTTAAAACTCAATACAATCATAATCAAAAAGTGATTGAAAACTTCCAACTAGAAATCAATAAAGTCATCAATGATGGCGAGTTACCTGATAAGTATTTACTTGATGGAATGGAAAAGTATCAAAAGCTAAACATGCAGATTATGTCAACGATTGAAAAGCAAAGTCCACAGGGTGATAGCCTCAAAGAAATGATTCAGGAGAAGTTGGCTCGATATGGTTGAGATGAAATATTTTGATAAATATGCTCAGCTAGTCTACTCAGGGAAGATTCGTGTTTGTGAACTTACGATGAAGTCGATTAAACGAGTGGAGAGGTACAAGGAGCAATACATCTTCAAACAAGAAGAAGCTGATAAACGGATTGAGTTCATTGAGGAAGAGTGCAGCAACACTAAAGGTCTTGCTGGTAAGTTACGTTTGGCTTTACCTCAGAAGGTTTGGCTAGAAACAACGTGGGGTTTTTATCATACAGTTGAAGTTACAAAAACAGATCCCGATACACTTGAAGAATATAAAGATTTTGAAGAAAGGCGCCTCATTCATGAGGTGCCTATTATTGTACCTCGTGGTACAGGAAAAACCACCCTTGGTTCTGCCATTGGTGAGGTTGGTCAAATCATTGATGGTGAGTGGGGCGCTGATATTCAGCTTTTAGCTTACAGTCGTGAACAGGCTGGCTATCTGTTTAATGCTTCTAGAGCTATGTTGTCGAATGAAGATAGCTTGCTTCACTATATGCGTGAAGCTGACATATTACGGTCAACTAAACAAGGAATCTTGTACGAGACAACTAACAGTCTTATGTCAATCAAGACTTCTGACTATGAAAGCCTTGATGGTACTAATGCACACTACAATATCTTTGATGAAGTGCATACTTATGATGATGACTTCATCAAGGTTGTGAATGATGGTTCGAGTCGTAAGCGAAAAAATTGGATAACATGGTACATCACCACGAATGGGACGAAACGAGACAAGCTTTTTGATAAGTATTACAACATCTGGGTAGATATTCTTGATGAAAAGATTGTCAATGATTCGGTCATGCCGTGGATTTATCAGCTGGATGATATTTCTGAAATTCACAATCAAGATATGTGGCAGAAAGCTATGCCTTTACTCGGTATAACGACTGAGAAGGAGACGATTGCCAAGGATATCGAAATGAGCAAGAATGATCCAGCACAACAGGCTGAGCTGATGGCTAAAACATTTAATCTCCCTGTTAATAACTATCTTGCTTACTTCAGTAATGAGGAGTGTAAGGGTTGGTCAGATAAGTTTGATAAGAGTTTGTTTGTCGGAAATGAGGAACGGAGTGCTCGCTGTGTACTTGGTGTTGACTTGTCGGATGTAAATGATATTTGTTCGGTCTCATTTATGGTCGTGCGTGGCGAAGAGCGTCAGTATTTGAACAAGAAGTTCATGCCACGTCATACGATTGAAGGTCTCCCAAAAGAACTGAGGGACAAATACGCTGAGTGGGAGCTTAGTGGACAGCTTCATGTTCATGAGTTGGACTACAATGACCAATCCTATATCTTTGAAGAGTTAAGGCAGTTCATGAGTGAGAATAGAATCTTACCAGTTGCAGTTGGATATGACCGCTGGAATGCAAAAGAGCTTATCCGATTAATTAATGACTACTACGGAGATATATGTCACGACATTCCACAAACTGTCAAGAGCTTATCCAATCCTTTAAAAGTGTATAAAGAAAAAGCTAAGATGGGGAAAATCATATTTGACGATCCTGTGGCAACTTGGAACCACGCAAATGTTCGTGTCAAGATAGATGCGAATAACAATGTATTTCCAAATAAAGAAAAGGCAAAAGAAAAGATTGACGTATTTGCTAGTCAGTTAGATGCTTTTATTTGCTACGAAAATTTCAAGGAAGACTTGAGTTATTACTTTGATTGAGGTGAAGAATGAACAAATATATAAATAATCTAAGAGAGGTTTTTGCTAGGATTTTCAGACCAAGCAATAGAAAATCCACTAGGACCTATTTACAAAGAAATTTGAATTATTGGAGAAGAAATTCGATTTACTTAGACAATATCTACAATAAGATTTCAACAGATACTGCACAAGTTCGATTTAAGCATGTGAGAATCACTCGAAATCCGACGGGAGTTGATAAGATGGAGTGGTTTGAAAATAGTGATCTTGCAAATGTTTTATCTTTCTCTCCAAATCCTCTTGAAGTACCAGTTGTATTTTGGGCAAATGTAACAAGAGCTATGCTGAAAGATGGTGTTGCAGTCGTTGTTCCACGTTGGGAAAATGGTCGACTGATTGAAATTTGGCTTGCAAAGAAAACAATATCATGGACTGCAGAGAGAGTTGAAATCATGATTGATGATGTAGAGATTGAGTTGCCCCTTAGTGATGTATGGGTTTTTGAGAATCCTAAATTAAACGTGACAAGTCAATTAAACCAAATCACAGAATTAATTGATATCAACCTTAATGCGTTAACTGAGAAGTTAGGCAGAGGGAATTCAAAGTTGAGAGGATTCTTAAAATTACCAACTAAAGCAGCAGATGAACATTTGAAGAAACAAGCTAAGAGTCGAGTTGATAGCATGATGGAACTTGCTGCAAATGGTGGCATTGCCTATCTCGAGCAAGGTGAAGAGTTTATGGAATTAAACAAAGATTACTCAACCGCTTCTAAAGAAGAAATGGAGTTTCTGAAATCTCAACTTTATCATGCTCATGGGATTAATGAAAAATTGTTTACTTGTGACTACACAGAAGAACAATATAGAGCTTACTATTCTAGCGTTATGAAATTATATCAACGTGTATTCTCTGAAGAAATTAATAGAAAATATTTCACGAAGACGGCAAGGACACAAGGAAACAAGCTCTTGGTCTTCTTTGATATGGCTGACATGATTTCATTCAAGGATCTAGTAGAAGGTGGATTTAAATCTAAATACGCAGGTTTGATGAATTCAAATGAATTCCGTGAAACCTATCTAGGACTTCCAGGATATGAAGGTGGAGAGGTGTTCGAAACTAATCTAAATGCAGTTCGTATCGAGCCGAGTGAAAGTAATTAAAAATAGGGTGGGCGGTTGGCAGAAATTTTAAGAAAGGAGGTAGGCTATGGAAAAGTTAAAAACCTTTGTAGTAAAGTCAGTTGAGGAAGAGTCAGCTGACTTTCATTTTGAGGCTTATGCCTCCACTTATGGCAATACAGACAGAGACGGTGATGTGATGGCCAAGGGGTGTTTTGATAACACTCTGAAAACCAAAACGGTCGTACCTATGTGCTTAAACCATGATCGCAATCGTGTAATCGGTAAGCATGAGCTGTCGGTAGATGAAAAAGGTCTGCGAACACGGTCAACATTCAATCTAAGTGATCCAGAAGCCAAGAAAACCTATGACCTCATGAAGATGGGGGCACTGGATAGCCTGAGCATTGGATTTTTTATTAATGATTATGAGCCAGTTGACGCTAAGCAACCTTACGGTGGATGGATTTTTAAAGAAGTTGAAATCTTTGAAATATCTGTCGTGACCGTGCCAGCCAATCCTCAAGCAACCGTTGATAATATTAAGGGATTTGATATATCTGTGGTTGACAAGCGAATCGCTCAGGCGAACATGAAGCAAGACATCATGAGTAAACTTGCAACAATTTAAAAAAGGAGAAAAAAATGAAAACACTAGTCGAATTGATGGAAGAACGACAAAAACAATCAGATGAGTTATCTGCGATCAAATTAAAAAAAGCTTCAATCGAAGAGAAATTGAAGTCAGCAACTATTGGAGAAGAAGAACTTGCACAGTTGAAATCTGATGCAGAAGAATTGGTATCCAAAGCAGAGGAGCTCAAGAATACAATTTCTAACTTAGATGTTGAAATTGAAGAAAAAGAAAACAATCTTAGTAAAGCTGCTAAGTCTATTAAGGAAGTACAGAAAGGCAAGACACAAATGGAATACTTAAAAACAAAAGAAGCTGCACTTGACTTCGCTCGAATCCTCATGGATAACGAAGGAAGCTCAAACAGTGCACGTAAAGCGTGGGAAGCAAATCTGGTTGAAAAAGGTGTGACTGATGTTAACAAAATCTTACCTGAACCAGTATTGATTGCTATCCAAAATGCATTTAATGATTACGACGGCATCCTAAACCATGTAACCAAAGATCCTCGTTATGCAGTACGTGTTGCGCTTCAAACGCAACAAGCAAAAGCTAAAGGTCATCAGAATGGCAAAACAAAGAAAGATGAATCTTTTACATTTATCGATTATACAATCAACTCTGCAGCTGTCTACATCAAGTACAGTTTTGAGTATGCTGACTTGAAGAAGGATACAACAGGTGCTTACTTCAACTATGTGATGAACGAATTAGCACAAGGATTTATCCGTGCAGTTGAACGTGCTGTTGTTATCGGCGATGGTAAGAATAGTGATGATGATGACAAAATCACTGAAATTAAATCTATTGCAGAAGAAACACTTGATCAACTATTTGATACACAAGAAATCAGTGTTGACGGGGAATTTGACAGTACTGTTTTAGAAAACCTCGTCAAAGGGATTGATAAACTTGCTGCAAATACAACTCCAATTTTGGTAACTTCAAAAACCATTGCTCGTAAACTTAAAATGGTTAAGGATGGCGAAAAACGCTACATCGATCCACAACCATTCGCACCAATTTCACAAACAGGAAATGTCATTGCTGGTTACCAAGTATATGTCTATGACTGGATGGAAGGTGCAACTAACCCAATTATCGCATTTGCTGACAAGGCTTATAAGATGATTGGTGATGATGTCTCTGCTGACCGCTTTGAAGATTATGATGTAACGATGAATCGCCGTCATATCGAACTTGCTAGCGTGCTTGGTGGCCGACTTGGTCAGTACAAATCAGCTGTAAAATTCACAAAAGGTTGATTTTAAATAGAAAGGGGAGTCTAAAATGACAATCCTTAACCAAATTAAAGAAATGGTTGAAGTTGATGTCGAAGAAGAGATCTTCGACACTCAACTTTTAAGCTACATAAATAGTGGGATTTCATATCTAACGAGAAACAACATTCCTATCACTCGCATCGATAAAGATAGCGAATTGACAGAATGGAATAAGATTGAAGAGGATGATAAAGAAACAATTTTAGATTGGTTACATTTGAGATGTGTTCAGAGATTTGATAAATCCTTGATGACAGGAAACTCAACAACAATGAGCTGGATTGATGAAGAATTGACAAATATTCTCTATCAATTGAAAGCTATTTATGGAGTTAAATCATGAAATCATCTAGAACATCAATCATCCTTTATTACGATGAGCGTACAGAGGTCGAAAAAGGTGTTTTTGAAAAACAAGTTGTAGAAAAGAAAGTCAAAGCTGAAAAAGAGAAGATCTACCAACGTAGACTTGATAAAGCTTTGGCAGATGGTCAAGTTTTGACAGCAAGATTTCGGATACGTTCTAACTATGTAACAGATTCCTTAGACTACGTGAAGTACAAAGGGAAAGAATACAAGGTAAATGTTGGAACTGAATCCGAAGATGGCCACTACACGATAATTGAATTAGGAGAATTGAAATAATGGCTAAGAAGTTCTTCACTAGGCAAGCAATTCAAGAAATCCTAGAAAAAAACACTTTAAAATCAAAAGTGTTCTATATGGAACGTGAGGAAAAGTCCTCTCCTGACAACGTTATTCTTTACTATCGTTTAACTCCGGGTAGTAGTATTACTGCTGATGACACAGTACACATGAGAAAAGTGACTATTCAAATCAGTCACTATCACAAGAAGAAACTAGACAGCATTGAGGAATTGATGTTGTCTAATTTTATGTGTGAACCTAGTCAGTTGAATCTAAAACAGCCTGATACAGATTACTTACTTACAACTTACAGAATCGAGGTATTCACAAGTGGGAAGTGGTAGCGTTAATGTGAAAACATTAAAAATCGATATCCAGAATCAAGTTTTAGAAATCATAGAAAAAGCAGGAAAAAGCACCGCTGGAGACATTAGAGACGGAAGTCCTAGAAGAAACGGAGTATATGAAAAAGGATGGACTCACGAGACCATTGAAGATATCGCTGTAGTATATAACAATGGGAAAGAGAAGTCGCTTGCTCACTTGTTAGAAAATGGCCACGCAACAAAAAATGGTGGATTTGTAGCACCTCAAGAACACATCAGACCAGCTTATCTCAAAAATAAAGAAATCTTTCTCAATAATATGAAATCAATAAAAATCAGACCAAATTAAGGAAGGAGTCACAATGACTTATAAATATGACACACGAGAGGTTACTCATGGTAATGCCATGGGATTCTTTGCTAAGATTTCAAAAACAGAATCTGGCGCACTCGATCTAAAAACACCATATCCATTTACAGGATTGCGAAAAACATCTTTTGAAACTTC